AAGGTAAAACAATCTCTACCTAAAAAACCAGAAGATCAAAAAACTTGGTTAAATTTCAATACACCAGATTATAATCAAGCCCTTGAGTGGATTAAAGAAGGTTATACTGTTAAGGATATCAGAAACCAGTATAAGGTAGCTAAAAAGGTAGCAGATGAATTACAAAGGGTGTAGAGTTAAAAAAACTTATTTTAATTATAAAAATTATAAAGTAGAAATTAAATGGATAAAAAAACAACCGCAATTATATCTGGGAGTATTGACCTTACAGCAATTGACAAAAACAAATTAATAAGTGGTAAGAATGGTAAAAAATATTTAAATCTTACTATGATGGTTTCTAATACTTCCCAATATGGTAACAATGTTTGGTTAACACAAACTATTTCAAAAGAAGAAAGAGAAAACAAAGTAAAGCCTATCACACTAGGTAATGCTGCCGTAAAGTGGATAGATAAGGAAGGTATATCCTTAGCAGAAAAAAAAGATGTTACTAACCAAGAACAAAATGCTGAAAGAGTAGAAACAGATTTACCATTTTAGATAGAGGGGGTTTTTACCCCCTTTTTTAATACCTTTATATTATGAAAATAACAAATGGAGAAATGCCAGATGATTTTTGGAATTATTTAGTGAACCCTATAGTAGGTTACTATATAAAACCAGAATCAGTATACAGTAAAATAGATGAGAAAAAATATGCTACAATACCACAAATACTCAAATGATAGCAGAAACAAATAATATAAAGAAAAGAATATTTGATATAAAGAATGGCAAGATACAAGAAGGCTTAAAAATTGGTGTACCTCAGATAGATGAGTTTATAAGGTACAAGCAAGGTAATTTCAATCTATGGATAGGGCATGCCAATGTAGGTAAAACTACAGTTATAACTTATTTTCTTACAGCATGGGCAATAATACACAAACTAAGATTTGTTATATGGAGTAGTGAAAACACACCAGATAGTATTGTAAGAAAGATTATAGAGTTTAAAATGGGTAAGCCTATACACACAGCAAGTGAAACAGAAATAGAAAAAGAAATAGAATGGTGTAATACTTTTTTTAAAGTAATAGATGTGCAGGATCTATACACTTACAAAGATCTTCTAAAAGAAGCAAAAACAATAAAGGATGTTTGGGATTACAATGGTATTCTCATAGACCCTTATAATTCTCTTTCTGTAGATACACAAATGATGAGAGGTATAGGTTCACATTTATATGATTACCATGTAGCAAGTGAACTAAGATTATTTGCAAAGAATCAAAATATAACTGTATTTTTAAATGCACATGGAGTAACTGAAGCAATGAGAAGAACTTACCCAAAAGATCATGAGTATGCAGGTTTACCAATGCCTTTAGGTTTATCTTCTGTAGAGGGTGGTGGTAAATGGGGTAATAGAAGTGATGATGTAATATGTTGCCACAGAATGACAAATCACCCTACAGATTGGATGATTACAGAACTACATGTTTTAAAAGTAAAGGAGGTGGAAACTGGTATGAGATGTACACCCTACCAAGATCCACTAAAAATAAGAATGGTTAAAAATAATGTAGGATTTGAGTTTATGGGTCAAGATATACTACATAGTAAAAAATCTAATTTAAAAGAGATATTATTTTGAATATATTAATAATTATACTTATATGTTTATTTATGTTAATACCTATTGTAGGTTATTACTTTGAGGCAGAAATTACTATTGCACCAATTCTTGGTTTTATGTTTGGTAGTTTATATTCTTATTCAGATTTTGATAATGGTAGAGAGCATACTTTACAGGTGTGTATATTATTTGTTAGTTTAACAGTACAATGGATAGAAACCTAGATTGGTTAAAAATTGTGGCCAAGCAGCATGATACATGGGTTAATATAATAAAGGGTTTTGGTGAGCATTTTTATTGTGATGATCTAGTGCAAGAGGCCTATATAGCACTTTCTAAGTATGCAGATCCAGATAAGATAATAAAAAATGGTAAAGTAAGCAGAGGGTATATGTTTTTCACTTTAAAAAGTATGCACCACCAATTTTACAACAAAAAGAAAAAAATAAAAAAAGTAAATATAGATGATGATGAAAACTTTCTACAATTACCAGCAGTAGATAATATAGAAGAAAATGAGGCCTTCCACAAGATATGCCTTTTGGTAGATGAGGTTTCTGAAGATTGGCACTGGTATGATAGAAAGATATGGAGTTTATATAGTAGAACAGATATGAGTATAAGAAAGCTAGCAAGTGAAACAAAAATAAGCTGGGTAAGTATTTTTAACACATTAAAAAATGTTAAATTAGATTTAAAAAATAAATTACAAGAAGAGTATATAGATTATAAAACAAAAGAATATGAAAGAATCAGCACCCTCAGACAAAAGAACAAAGCAATATAAAGCATGGGCTGCAAAACACAAAGCAGCATCTAATGGTTTAGGAGATCAAATAGAAAAGGTAACTAAAGCTACAGGCATCAAGAAGGCAGTAGATGCTGTGTTTGATGCTATGGGAAAAGATTGTGGATGTGATAAAAGAAAAGAAAAACTTAATGAGGCATTCCCTTCTAATAAACCAGAGTGTTTTAATGAAGAAGAGTTTAATTTAATTAAGACGGCAGTAGAAAGAAATAAAAATACGTTTAATTTTACTGCAGATGAAACCAAAGCCTATACCAAAATATATAATAGAGTATTTGATAAAGAAGTAAGGTGCATACCTTGTAGTTTTAAAAACACAATATGGAAACAATTAGTGAAACTATATAATCTATACAAATGAGAAAAATACAAAACTTAAAAAGCATACAATTTAGTAATGATTTTGCTGTAATATCAAACCAGTTGATAGAGTGGAATAAAAGAAAACCTATACCAGCTATTAGTAACATGATTAAAGCTGTGAATAGTTGGTTCTTTTATACCCATGAATTGGAAAGTACTCAATGGCACTGGGAGAAAAGTTTAGAAGAGTATAGATCAGATAAACTAAGAGCAATAGAAAGAGCAAGAAAAGCAGAAGAAAAACTAGAAAAGGTAGAGCAAGAATTAAACAAATACAAACAAACTTATGGATGAGTTTTTTGCAGGATATATTGCTCTGAGAATATTAGAACACTTTATTAAAAAAATATTTTACATTGTTGTAAATGGCAAATAAATACAAAGAACTTTTAGAAGCTGGTGGGTATGTAACAGATAGCACTACTGGTTTAATGTATCCACTTGAAAATAAAGATACAATAGTAGAGGAGGTAAAAACCCTAATGGATAAGAGAAGCCAACAAGGAATAAAAGAGTATGGTGTAACTCTAGAAGATAATCCAGATGGTTTTTGGAGGTGGGTAAATGAATTGCAAACAGAACTTTTAGATGCAGCACTTTATCTACAAAAGTTAAAAAAACAAAAATAATTGTTGTAGTTAATAAAAAGTTTGTATCTTAGTGTAAACTTTAAAACCAATAATTATGTATCCAAGCTTTTGGCAATTAATGACTAATGAAGATCTTTTAGAAGTTGTATCAGATGATAGACATTTAGATCACTACAGAAAACAATGTAAGCAAGTGCTTTTAGCAAGATTTGAAGCACAAAAAGAAAATGTGGAATTATGATAACTTTACTAAATGGGGAATCCTACAGCAAAGAAGAGATAATAACTCTTGCACATGATGATGAGTTTTATTATGGCCACTTAGGCAAATATGCTTTAAGTAGTAGTAGTTTAAAAACTCTACTCAAATCACCTAAAACATATAGGAATGTTTTAAAATATGGTAGTTCTGATACACCAGCACTTACACAGGGGAAGCTACTTCACTGGATGGTATTAGAACCACATAAAGTAGCAAAGTTAAATATAGTAGAGGCTACTACTAAAAACACCAAAGCATACAAAGAAGCTAAGGCACAATATGGTGAGGTGTACCTTAGAAAAGAAATAAGTGAAGCAGAAAGATTGACAGATGCTTTACTAAGAAATGAGGCAGTATTAAAACTATTATCTGGTTCTGAGTTTGAAGTACCAGAAATGGCCATGCTAGATGGTTTACCCTTTAGGGCAAAAGCAGATATATTAAGAGATGATATGATATGTGATATCAAAAGTTCACAAGATCTAAGCACCTTTAGATTCTCTGCTAACAAGTATGGTTATGATTTACAAGCCTATCTTTACTTAAAAATGTTCAATAGAAAGAAGTGTACATTTATAGTAGTAGATAAAGGTTCTACAGATATAGGTATATTTGAAACTAGTGAGGAGTTTATAGAATCTGGTAAACAGAAATACTTACAAGCAATAGGTATATATAAATACTTTTTTAAAGAAGAGCATGATTTAGATCAGTATGTTTTAAGAGGAGTTTTATGAAAAACATCTACCACAATGATACAAAATGGGGTAAAGAAGAGTTTAAGAAAGAACTTCTTAAAGGCCATAAATATCAAGCTATAGTAAGAGATAAACTTGTAGAAGCTGGTTTAAATGTAGAGATGCCTAGTGTAAACTTTAACAAGGGTACAGATTCTGGTGATATTTTTTTATTTGTGGGGGATGATAAATATATTATAGAGGTTAAATCAGTAAGCAAAGAATTTACATCAATAGAAGATTTTCCTTATGATACAGTAATTGTAGATATGGAAGAAAACTGGAACAAGAAAAAACATACACCTACAGCATATATACACATATCACAGAAAACTAATTATATGTTTGTAGTGCCTTGTTCTACTCAGGAATTTTGGACTAGAAAATTTATAAAAGATAAAATAAGAGGATACTCAAAATGGTTTATGTTTGTAGAGAAGAAATACCTTAAAGAATTTGATGATCTTGTAGCATGGTTTAAAGCAAAATGAAAAAAACAATTATAGATGATTTTTACTATATGGCCTTAGTAGATTTAGCAGAGGGTGCATCTATAGGTGATTTAAAAAGTGCTTTAAAGTACTATGAATCCATAGAGGACTTTGAGGCTTGTGCTGGTATTTTAAAAGCAATACAAGAAGTAAGAAATGATACAATGACCGCAATTAAAAACAAACTAAATGAAATTAGAGAAGATAAAGGATCTGGTGAATCAAGAGATGAAAACAGATATAAAAACAAGCAATAGAAAAAGAGAAATGGTTTATGCAAGAGCAGTATATTATAAACTATCCAGATTACACACCATGCAATCACTAGAAAAAATAGCAGGTGTATTAGATAGAGATCATGCTACAGCATTACATGGTATTAAACTATTTAATGATTGGATTTATCAAAGAGAGCCTTCTTACAGAGAAATGTACAAAAAAATAGATAAGCACATAAGAAAAGTAAATGGCACTACAGATAAAGATATAGATCCTGCTGCTTACTATAAAAAGAAATTTGCTAAAACTCTTCTAGAACTAAGAAGAGCAAGAAATGAAAACAGATTGCTAAAGAAGCAAATAGTATGATAACCCTATACAATGAAGATTGTTTACCAGCTATGGAAAATATGCAGGATAACCAGTTTGATTTAGCTATAGTAGACCCTCCTTATGGGATACATGATAAATTATTTACGGGTGCAGGTTTTATGAAAAATAGCCCACAGAAAGAAAGGCATAGAGAGAAACAATGGGATAAAGAAATACCGTCTAATGAATATTTTAAAGAACTTGAAAGAGTAAGTAAAAATAGAATTATATGGGGGGGTAACTATTTCCCCTTAAAACCAACAAGAGGCATTATAGCTTGGGTAAAGCCACAAATGAGAAACCATCCTAATTTTTCACAATGGGAAATGGCTTGGAGTTCATTTGATAAGTCAGCTAAAGTCGTAGAAAGTAATACCGCAGCCTTAGAAGACGGAAACACTACACATCCAACCCAAAAGCCTATTAAACTTTATGAGTGGTTATTAATGAATTACGCTAAAAAAGGAGATAAAATACTAGATACACATTTAGGATCTGGTAGTATAGCAATAGCTTGTCATAATTTAGGATTTGATTTAGAGGGCTATGAATTAGATAAAGATTATTATATTGCAGCCAAGAAAAGATTAGAAGAACACCAATCTCAAATAAGGATGTTTTAACAAATACATCTTTTTTTTATTGTATAATTGAATAAACAATTTATTTCAA